GGAGATAGGCGCTCGTGGACGGTCGATGAAGCAGCTACGGCCTATTACCGCACCAACCGTCCACACAGCAGCCCAAAAGTCGTACTCACTCGGCGTCTCCTGATCTCTAAGTAGAGACATGAAGAGTTCGATGTAAGAGTCTTTCGGGCCGCTGATACTAAGCATCGTCGTTACGCTACCTTCGACATACCTTGAGGAGTGGCTGCTTCCAACTGAGCAGCGGCGTTCTTCAACGCTTGCACAGTGTAATTAAGCAACTGCGGGTCCTTATCTTTAGCACTCGCCGCGGTATTTACGACGTCACCGATCTTCTTATTCATCTCATCGAGATACGTCCGCTGTTCTTTAGCAGCAGCTTCGGCCTGCTTCTGTTGTTCAGCAGCAACCTTATCAGCAGGATCGGGTTGCTGAGTAGCATGTCCTCGCTGCCTCGCACGTTCAGCTTCAGCTTCTTCCTGTTCACGTTCTGCTCGCGTAGCCATTCTATCCTCCTTAGAGTGTATGTTGCTTCCTCGTTTCAAGTACATCACTAAGCTTCTTCTCAAGTACAGTTGTAATTAGAGCTACATATCTAAGTATATCAGAGCAATCGACCATAATGTCATCGACAGCATCCTCATAAGCGTGGACACCTTTACTCTCATAGTCTCCTCTAGTAATGAGTGCTGCCTCTTCAGCAATACACCCTACTTTATTAGCTAACCTTAATACTAGATACTCAAGTGACTTCGTGTGTGGGTAGACATCACTTTGCTTCTTCTGATAATCGTCAAAGTCATTCATATCTTCACCTTCTTAATACTAGACCATCTATGTTTCCCTTGCTCATCAGGGGTAGAGATGCCCATATCAGCCGGGATTATAAGTTGTTCACCTCTTACCATTATAGGTTGTTCAGCATAGTGTTTCATAATCTGTAAGCACGATTTAGCCCTATCAGCCGTAGCTAACCCTACAAGTGCATCATGCACGTTAAGACATATTCTTTCCTTCTGCCGATCCCATTTGTCATCTTCGTGACACTGATAAATAACTTGACTAACCTTATCTCCAATTGTAGATTGCGGTTTGAAGGCGACTATCGATTCTAGGCTATCTTCGGTTAGGCGCTCCATCACGTAGAGGCGACGACCGAAAGCGTTGTACAGCATACGAGTGGAACGTACCTCCTTCTCAAGCGTTCCCCACCACCTACGGAGTTCAGGCGTAAGGCGATGATACATCATGTAGCTTTCATGCGCTCGCTGAAAGGGCAGACCAGTGGTCTCGGCAAGCCGCTCGGGAGCCATCCTGTAGTTCAGCCCATGCCTACATCGCTTGGCTATGAACCGGATCGTCTTATTACCGACTGCATCTTCGTCAGCGGTAGGAACCTCGTTATAAGGAACGTTGAACATCTCACTTGCCAAAGCTCTATGACAGTCATAACTACCATCTAACCTTGCTCTTTCAAATTGTTCTTTCCACTTCACTATCTCTGCATCCCAAGCTACATATCTAGCTTCTGCTTGTGATAAGTCGAAATATATAAATACATAACCTTGATCAGCTATAAACATCCTTCTAGCTTTAGTTGGTTGGTTTTGCAAGTTGGCCCCAGTACCGAGTAGTGTTTGCGCACTGCTTAGTCGTCCTGGGGCCGCTTGCGTTCCCGTTTGTCGCCATTCGCATCTCATTCTTCCATCTACATCTATATCTGACTCAGCATAAGTGCTCAGGAACTTGAACTCTTTAGCCCACTCGTCGTGGAGTTTGAGGACGGTTTTCGCATCTTCAGAAGTTCTAGGATGTTGACGCATTCTTTCTCTATTTGCAGCATCTGTTGAAGTACCGCGTCCAACAAGTCTGAGTCTATTAAAGTATAATTCCGCACGATCTCTAAACGAACTCGGATTAGGTCTAAATTCACTGTCATCAGTCGCTTTCGCAACCGCTCCGTGGAACTCTTGTAAGAGCCTCGCAACTGTTTCCCTAACTTCGTGTCTGAACGTGTCCTTTTCCTCTCCATCTATTAGCACTCCTCCTGTCGTCATTAGTACTAAGTGTGACTGCAATTTCATTATATGTGTAAAGAAAAAGTTATCCATCTTCTGATCTCTAAGTTCGCTTAAGAGTCGCTCTTGTACTGCAAGAGTAATGCATACGTCCTTAACATTGTATTGCCAAAAAAGGTCGATGTCACCCTTATCTTTCCATTCGGCTCTCTCGTCTTTATAGTACGGATGCGTTGTATATTGTGTACAAAGGTATCCCAGATCATGGGGAATACTGGGATACAGACAGTGGTGTGCCAACATGGTATCAAACCACGCACTATGGACTCGGATTTTATCTTTAATCCATAACCAATACATATCGAAGTTTGCGTTTTGGGCGATGAAGCGGAGTCGTGTATTGGCGAACATTTTCTGCAAGCGCATTCGCAAATCAAGCTCTTCTTCGATAGAAAAGTAATCTTCGCCACGGATTCCTCTAAAGGGAATACAAGTCCCAAAATGGCTATCGTCGGCCAGTCCGATACAAGCTGTTTCTCCACCTCCTGTTTCGATATCAAAGCTGATTGGTTTTTTAGTCTGACTGTAGTACTCAATCCTTTCTTTGGCCCGCTTATAGTCATAGCAGACTTCTCCTTTAATCTCATAGGGAGTCCACTTACCACTCATCACCTTAGTAAGTTTAGCAACGTCCATTATAAAGGAGATCTCAGTCTTCGGTTCTCTAAGTACAGCGGCGGGATTGTTAGCAATTACAGCCTTATAGGTGCGTGGTTGACTTGCGGCAAGAGAGAACATTTCGAAATCAAGCACAGAACCTCGCCATTTAGTGATACCTTTACGTCCGCAGAGAGCGTCAAGTGCGAGGTTACCGAGTAAGAGAACATAACGTAGATTGGGGAGACATGCCAACTCCCATTTGAGTAATCCAACCCAATGGTCATACTCTGCTTTTGGCAACTGTACCTTATCAGCATCTAGTCCTCCAAACGTTAGCTGTCTCTTTACAACGTTGGTTATATAGAAGTTACCTCTCTGTAATTGATGCTTCTTAAGTGTAGTCCATAAGAGCGACCCAGAGCCACCGACTAGTGGGACTTTCAGTTGCACCTCACGACTACCCGGAGCTTCAGCTACAATTGCTATCTCTGAATTAAAAGTACCATCACTTCCACAATCAACTTTGAGGTTTACAGACCGTGCTCTCTTTAGAAACTCCTGCTGTAGCTCCTTCATCGAGTTGATCATCTAATTCTCCTAACCACTTATTAATATATAGCAGTACCTCGTTGACGACTCTATCTACTTGTCCGTCTATATTCTCCACTTGTCCATCTGGACGGCTTAAGTATGTTCTATGATCTGTAAAAGAGATGCCTTCTCTATATATATGTAAGACTTTTACTCTATCACCATAAGCCCTTCTAAGTACGTGAAGTTCAGGTTCGACGCCAGCATCTACGAAGTGGATGTTTATCTGATCTCTAAACTCATAAGGACGACTCTTCCTATGATTATGTTCTAACTCTTTCACTAACAAGTTACCTAAGAAGTCCTCACCGAAGAGCTGCCGGGACCAGTGTACATCTAGATGGTTAATAGCTTCTCTCGGGGTTACAGCATTAGGCAAGATAGGATCATCCTTCATTGTCTCATACTGATAACCATTCAAATTAAATAAAGAGCACACCATATCCTTAAGTGGCATTATCATCTTCTCGTGCCATCCCATTATATGTTTATGATTAAGTATCATATAAGGAGTCGTCGCTTGCATCAGCCTACTTATGATCGTGTCTTTCCCAGAATGCGGTGGCCCGTTTAGTATAACGACGAGGAACCGTTGCATGTTTCTTCTCCTTTATAATCACTGTCTCTACCGTACTAAATCTAAAGGCACATTCTAAACATATCCGTCTCCTTCTTCTATTCGATGATGTTTGACGCGACTCTATAACTTTCGTATTAGCGTCGCATTTAAGACAAGGGAAGTTACTCATCGTTCTTGCTTCCACATCGAATAATTAAGGCTACTGCTATCAGTAATCAGCGTCACATGTTTACGTGCTCTCGTTATTGCAGTGTATAAGTTCTTACGACCCTGTGACCACTTTGATGACTTATTAAGTACATATATAACTTCTTCAAACTCACTACCTTGACACTTATGTGTCGTAAGTACGTAGCCAAGATCGATATTCTTCAGATGGGAAGTTTGAAAGATACTATTATTATAAGGGTTCTTCTCATGTATATAGTAAGGGAGCGTGACTTCTCGATCACCGAAATCTATAACTACACTCGTCGGTTCGCCATCCTCTTCGTATATCTCAGTAATGAAGCCAATCTCCCCATTGAGCATCATACATTCATCAGGGGGATCGATGTAAGAGCTGATAAGAGGATTACCATCAAAGTCCTTATGTGCATAGCGTTCGAAGTAATCCCTCGTATCATAAGTGTTCTCAGTACAGACGACTTTGTCACTTAAGCCTAGTGTGATCGGCTTATCTACATGCCATTTATGTCTAGGAGGATCGAAAGCGTGCGCTGGGTCGGGGTTCATTACACACTGTACACGTTGATTTAACTCATAAGTACCAATCCAACCCTTGTGGCCTGTCACTATAATCTGATTCTCAATTTCCTTATACTTATAAGCATGATTCCACACATACTCTTCTACTTTATTAGTTGGTTCATTTGTAAAGACAATACGGAAGTCATCACGTTTAGTTGGGATCATTCCTTTCACTATACCACGCGCATTAAGAAAGATACCACTACCTTCACCTTGTCTATACACCTTATCAAGTGTGACAGATGGGAAGTCCTTCAAATGTCGTTCAAATGGCGTATGCTCGTAGCCATTCGCCTTTATCTTATAGTCTTCGATTGGGGGGAGTTGGTTGATATCGCCAAAACAGCGAATCAAACCTCGAGGTCTAAGTGCATCAATTAATTGACGGTTAAGTTCATGATTAACCATCGCATATTCGTCACAAAGTACAACTTCATATTCAATAGGGAGGAATTTCTGTCTCTTAGGATGTCCTGGCTTTAATGGTGCTCCGGTCTTTTCATCTCTTTCGTGAGGTTTTGGAAATTCCAATAACTTGTGGATTGTGATGGCATTGAGGCCAGTTGCTTCTCGTATACGGCGAGCAGCTTTTCCAGTCGGCGCGCAGCATATAACGCTTCTACCTTCATCCTCGAAGATTTCCGCAACAGTTTTAATGATCGTCGTCTTCCCAGTACCCGCACTACCCGTAACAGATGCGATACGGTTCCGGCTATCAATGCAAATGTCAATTGCTTGTTTTTGCTTCTCATCAAATAACATCTCCAAGTTCAAGCCATCCTCTACAGGAATGGCTGACATTGTGTCACCTCTTTATATTGGAAATGGTGTCGGGCTAGCCACGTACCGAAGTACTGGGGGATAAGGCTAGCCCAACGTGATGATGCTCCCTAAGCATCATATCGCTGCGTAATGTCAGCTACGAACCCTACGCAGCAACTGAGAGCTTGCTCTTATTACGTCTCGTGAACTCGGAGACGTCAGTATACTTCACACTGTCATCACCTTGAGCCAACTTGAGAATTTCGAACGCATCTTTCGACACTGCGAGAATTTCGATATCCTCACCGCGATAGACAAGATACGTAGGCTTCATGTTCCTCGGCCCACTCGACCGACGGCGTTTCTTCTCTTCAGCCATTTTACCACTCCTTGATGTTTTGGTCATGGAAGTCTCTCTGTTTTAGAGACACGTATAAGTTAAGACGAAGCGAGAACCTTGTCAACTGTAGGGCGGGTAGTGCCTTCCCATGTATCGTGTTTGACCACAATCTTAGCCTTCAATCCGACCCACTGTGTAAGATCGAGAGAGCGGCCAACGGGGGGAGCACCAACATTTTGAATAAAGCGTTTCAAATTGAACCTCGACATCTTATTATTCTCAAGTGACAACTTCCTATAGATAAGTGTCAAGCCATCAGGAGCTTCATCGATGGGATAATCGGCTGGGAAAGCGTCAGTGCTAATGTAGAAGCCAACAGCGGCATACTTCTTATTATTACTGCTGTACTTCGCCTCTACAGCCTTAATCTCAGCTTCGTAAGTGCCTTCGGGAAGGGGGAGAGGCATTTCTGCATCATCAATATCATCAGTGTATTCGATGATCGAACCGAGATCATCACCACGGATGTTCGTATGTTCTTTATCCATGTGTAAATGTCCTATGTTGGTTGGCTTCAATATTGTGACTCCAGGTTGCAAGCCTGTCAAGTCACGAGATATAGTATACAACCACAAGTAAAGCTACAAGTCCTTGTGTTCACTAGCATTTTTCAACAACCCCTCATATTCCCTACTTTCGGGTAGTGGAATCTTCTCCTTCTTATTATAATTCCACATTCTCCACCACTCCTCTATATTGTTAAGTCTAAGTGTCCAAGGGAACTCAGACTCTTTATTCGTAACGAAGATGCGAGTCTTCATCGGCTTTCGACTTCTACAAGGTCGAATACCAATGTGTTTTCCTCTTCCAGCGACTTCGTAAACACACCAGACTTCAGAGAAATCAATAGGTACGCTGTCTGGTAGTGATCCACCGAGCGCAATACTGACGAAAAGAACTGCTCCTTCGTCAGTCTTAGTTGGACTATCTTCGTGGGCGATGAAGATACAATGTTTAGCATATTGTCCAGTGATTCTGAGGACATTTTTGATCAACTTTAGTGTGAGACGGTTGCGGAATTGGTAGCTACCGGGCGCAGGACGC